ACGGGTTTGAGATTTACTCGGGCTACCTGCATAGGGCAATGTCAAACGCACCAAGAAATATGTGTGAGTATGATAAGCCCCTCATATACGTGTGTGGGAGAAGTATAAACACATTCAACGACCTAGTGCCAGCACTTGAGATTAGCATAAAAGAAAGCAGACCACTGATTATCTTCTGCGCTTCTCTCAACAACACCGTGTTGCAGAACCTACTTGTGAACGTCATACAGGGCAAGGTTTCATGCGCTATCGTGCAGGTTCCGGGTATGCCACACGAGCAACAGGCATGGTTGGAGGACATAGCAGCAGCCACAGGCACGAAGATGGACTCCGAGTTCAGTAAAATAACCATAAAAGAAGATACTCTCGGCTCTTGTAAAAGGTCATTCATAGGCGAGAGGAACACCGTTCTCGTTGATTGTGATGGTGACATAGAGGATTCCGTCTTCACTCTCACTGAGTTGAGGGATGTAAGCGAGAATGATTGGGACAAGGAAGCGTATCAGAACAGAATCACCCGTCTTACCACGGGCATATCGACTATCTATGTGGGCGGTGTCACCGAAGTCGAGCAGATAGAGCGCAAGGAGCGTGTCGATGATGCTGTCAATGCGTGCAAGCACGCACTGTCTGATGGTGTAATAGGTGGTGGCGGGTCTGAGTTGTATCGCGCTGCCTCCCATATCGAGAAGCATCCGAAGGACACTGACTCCGAGGTATTGAATCTCTTCTCAACCGCACTTGCTGGACCTATTACTACGATAAAAGAAAACGCAGGTAGCGATTTGTTCCTGAATGCGCTTGAAGACCAAGAAGATTCTTACTTGAACGGGGTATCGGGAGATATCGGCAATGTTTGGGAGGATGGGGTCATCGACCCTGTGAACGTTGTCATCAACAGTCTTGACGCCGCAGTTTCCGTGGCCGCACTTATTCTCATGACTGACGCAGCGATAATCGCACCTGTTGAATAGGTTTATATGTGTAGTCAAATGAGGTGATAATATGAGTTGGGGAACACAAGCAACCAATGTAACACAGAAGACAGCCGCCACTGAGGAACCTACGTCGAAGTTCGACGCTGACTATTACAGACAGATGTTCACACAGAACAGGGTCAACACAATCACGCACAGATGCGCGTTTGTAGGTCATGAGAACACAGCCAAGACAGGACTTGCTCTATCATTGCTCGCTCCTGAGATTGAGGCTGGTAAGCAGATATTCATCTTTGACGTTGACAACAGCGCAAAAGCCACTGTTGACCACGTATATCCGGGTGCGGAGAACATAGTAGTTCTTCCCCTGCATGACGAGACAGATGAGTCTATCTTCGATGATGAGAACAACGTTGACTACAAGGCACTTCTTGACAAGACATCTTGGTATGTCAACATACTTGCTGAGCAGGTAAAGGAGAACCCGGACGCAGTAGGTGGTGTCATATTCGATGGTGGTTCAACGTTCTTGAAGTGGTGCGAACACGCTATGCGTGCCTCGCTGCTATCTCGCGGTATCATTGACGAAGAAGGAGACTCCTTCAATCAGAAAGAGTGGAGAGAGCGTAACAGACTCTATCGAAACATTCTCAGCAGACTTCACAGTCTCAATGTAGCCAAGGTTTACTTCACCTTCCACCTCAAGCCGGTGTCCCAATACATGGACGACGGCACAGGAAAGAAGGTTCTCATGACCGTAGGGTTCCGCCCTGAGTGGGAGAAGGGAACCATGAGAAAGTTCTCTCAGCAGGTATTCCTCTCACGCCACATGAAGAAGGCTGACCCCGCTGCTGGTGTCGAAGGCGACCGCACTCTCGGAGATGGAGAGTGGGTTGTGCGCGGCACTATCGAGGAAATGAAGGGTAAGAACATTGAGAAAGTAGGCTCCACACACGATATCCTGTCTGTAAAGGCAGGTAAGGTCGAGTTCTTCGGACTACCTTGGATGCTTGAGTGATTGACATGATTACTCTCGATACCAACTCCCTTCAATGGTTGCTATCGCTCATGCAGCGTAAGCAGAACATTGATGGTAAAAGTTTTGCGCAGGTTCATTCTGTGCTGCTTAAGGTGGAGAACGGTAGGTTGATTGGAACGGCACTCGTAAAAGATGGAGTGTCGTCCCTCAACCGCCTATCTATACCATGCACAGGTGAAGGTGATATTCCCGTTACTGACATAAACACATGGTTGGGCGCATTGAAATACCACAGCAGCCCACTTAGTATTACCCCAAAAGAAGGTAAGGTGACACTGAAGTCCGGTCGGAAACAGACTACGTTGACAGCATCTTCGGAGGCTCTTGCTTTCCCACACACACCTGACACTATGGCTACGTGGTCTGATAAGTCTAACTCTATCGCTGATAAACTATCTATAGATAAGTATGTTGGTGGAGATGGCAAGGAATACCCACACATGGTAAAGATTGCCGAGTTAGACAGCACTGACTTGTATGAGGCTTTCAGGTGCGATGAGATGAACGGACAGAAGCACAATGAGTTCCGCATCATCGGTAAGTATGAGGGTCTATTCATCAATGTAGGTACGGAACTTAAGGGTAAAACTACTACACAGATAAGCGAGGGAGAGTTTCCTGTGGTGTTCGACGCAACTTTCAACGGAGGTCTTGACTACGTGTTCAAGAACCTCAACAGCAAGGTTGACATCTCCTTCTTCGACTTCACCAGTATGGGTCAGGGCATCAAGATGTTCATAGACTTAGGTGACGGTGATTTCATATTCCAAGCATCGAACTTGGGGGCATGATACTATGCAGGTAAATTTAAAAGAGTTAGAAATAGGAACGCACGAGATTGTATTTGATGACACGGTTGCTACCGTCCACATCAGAAAAGATATGGGTAAAGTCTATCAGGAATATGAATGGCTTTACGAGCAGTACGTCACAAACGAAAGGACTATGGCTGAAATCGCTCTTGATTGTGGTCTGACTCCTATGAGCATAAACAAGTGGCTCAACAAACACAACATTGATACCCGTCCTCGTGGAGCAAGAGCCAAGAGGGACGAGGATGATAATTGAGCGTGGTCGAGGCAGGGATGTCATTGTTAGGGGTAGGCAGCCGGACGGCTCGCGTTATCAGAAAAGCATCAAGGGTTATTGGCCCTATTGTTTTGTGCTTGACGAAGACGCGGAATGGATAGATTGTGTGCGTAAAGAGCCGGGTTATACCGGACTATACGGCGAATCTCTCACTAAGATTGTCTGTGCTTCCACCTATGATGTATCACAGATATCAAGAGCCGGAGACACATGGGAAGCGAATATCGCTTACACCAACCGTGTTCTCATAGACTATATCAATGATGGTAACGATAAGATTCCTAACTACGAACACAGGACTTGGTATCTGGATGCTGAGTGGTCGCCACAGACAGGTCAGATAAGGGTAATAGTAGTTTACGACAACTTCACAGATAGAGAATTTGTATGGTTCCTTGAGCCTGACCTCGGTGATGGGAACTCTAAGCCTTATAATAACTATGGTGAATATTCATATGACACACCGGCTATCGGATTTGGGGATGAGAAAGGGTTACTTACCCACTTCATCAGCCATATGAAAAAACAAGACCCTGACATCATAACCGGATGGTATGTCACGGGTGCAGATATCAAGCAGTTCTTTGACAGATGTAGAGCCTGTGACATTCCCGCACACGGTATGTCACCGCTGCGCAAAGTAAGATATGACTTCGGTGATTGGGACCAACCTATCGTGGGTCGCAACTGCATAGACCTGATGCTCGCAGTATCAAAACTGTGGGAATTGAAGAACGGAAAACTACCCTCGTACAAGTTAGGTGACGTTGGAGAGGAAGTCGTGGGTGAAACCAAGGTGGAGTTGCCTGACGGCCACGACACATGGGACACGGACAAAGCCCTATACATACACTACTGCCGACAGGACGTGAGGCTACTGCCCCGTCTTGATGAGGCTGTCAATGCACTTGACTACTTTACCGCCCTACAACACCTCGTTCAGTGCGACATACGTTCCACTCCCTTCATCACCAAGATGTTCAGCAACCTCGTCCTCACAGACCCCGGCTTCGACCGTAGGATTCCAACACGACCACAGTTCGCCAAGGTGAACTACGACGGTGCTGACGTTCTCGATGTCGAGCCGGGAGTTTACGACAACGTAGGTATATTAGACATAAAAGCAATGTATCATAGCAATGCTGAGAAGTATAATATATCATGGGACACTCTATCCGCTGACGGTGAGGATTGTGGTAACGGAACCAAGTTCAACACTGATAGCAGGGGAGTTCTCATCCGACAGATGGACTACATGACTAAGATGAGGAACGAGTTCAAGGCTCTTATGAAGTCTGACCCTAATAATATTAAGAAGTGGGACACGATGCAGTTCGCGGCCAAGACGCTAGTAGCCTCTATGTATGGGGTTGCTGGCGACGCCAAGTACGGTATGTATCACCCTGAGATTGCGGCAGCAATCACACACACCTCCCGCAACACCCTACATGAGTTGATGGACGAGGCTGAAGCCGAGGGCTTCAAGGTTCTATACGGCCATACAGACAGCGTATTCTGTGAGATACCCACGCCTGAGAAGGGGTTAGAGGTGATAGACAGGATAAACGCACGCATGGCCCCCATAGAGGTCGAGTTTGAGAAGTGGTGTTCCCGTATTATCCTCGTCGCCAAGAACAGGTACACGGGCATGACAGCGTGGACCGATGGTTCCTATCACGACCCGACCCTTTATGTAAAGGGTATAGAGTTGAAGCAATCTCGTATGCCCCCCGTCATGAAGGAGGCTATGACAGATACAATTACGGGTATACTAAATGGCAAAGAGGAATCTGAGGTTTCTGACAGTCTCAAGAATCTTATAACAGATGTTGTGGACGGAAACGCAGAACCCACCCTGCTATGTATGAAGGGTAAGTTGGAACGTGACCTATCTCAATACAAGGTTTTGTCCGGCTCATCAGCCGGTGCTGCGTGGGCCAACGAGTTCTTAGGTAAGGGATATCGTGCCGGTTCCTTCTTCCTTGTGACTCTTAACGATAAAGGTAAGTACCTCGCTTTCGATGACCCGTCTGAGATTGATGGTGTTGCCAGCATCGGTTACAAAGTGCTGGCCGACCGCTTTATCCTGCGAAAGATTGAGCCTTATTTTAATCTTGCGGGATGGTCTATGCAACCTCTTATCAATGCCCATAGGGGTGTCGGTAATCTCGCGTGGGTATAGTTTATATGCGTAGTCAAATGAGGTGTAAATATGAGTAAGAAACAGATAGAGGAAATGGCACAAAACGTACAGACATTCATGCAACAGACCATACAGGCTTTTGGTGTCATCGACAATGATTTGAAGAAGGTCAACTTCTTGTTATTTGCCTTACTAAGAGAGATGGGCAAAGTCGAGGACGTAGAATGTACTAACTGTGAAAACGCTGTCATAAGACCTCTCATAGAAGGTTTACCTAAACAAACTGAGTGTCCATTGTGTGGAGAAGACCTATTCGCTGGTAGCCAAACGACTGTAGAAGATTGGGACAGTGGGTTGATTACTGATGAGAGCGAGTGAGGAACAAGCATCCCGTTCCTCTTACCGTCCCGGTGAGGGTATATTGCGTATCAGCAAGTCTTCTCTCATGACATATATGAGTTGTCCGAGACAGTTCTATTGGCGATATGTAGCGGATATACCGAGAGCGCCACCCACTGAGCAGATGATTAGAGGAACAGCCGTTCACACAGTCATGGAACACGGTCTTCTTGTTGGTCCTGAAGCCATTCCCGAAGTCGCTGCCGAACAAGGTGTTGACGAGGATGAGGGTGTAGATAGTCTTACCTTATTAATACATCAGATAGCGAATGACCTTGGCGGCCTTGAGGTTGTCGAGGCTGAGATAAAACATCAGGTGTACGAGGAATTCGACGGTCATGAAATCATATGGGTCGGCCTCATTGACGGCGTGATACGACACCCTGATGGTGGGCTATGTCTTGTCGAGTTGAAGACAGGCAACATGGGTATGAGCAAACTAGGTAGGACACGCAAGGAACTAGTTTACTACACACGTATGCTACGTGCTTTGGGGTACGATGAGGTGACTCATTTCCTGTATATCACACCTGATTATGAGATACCTGAAGACCTTGATGATAAACTACTTCTTGAAGGTAACAAGAGGGGAAAGACAATGTGGGTGGGGCCTGAACGTGGCTTTGCTTTGTTAGAACCCTTCCGAGAACGTTCTCTTAATACCTTTGAGGAAAACTTATACGACACTATCGAATCACTTACATCCCAACAGTGGCCCATGAAATGGAACGATTATTTCTGCCCTGTTTGGTGTGACTTTTCGCTTAACTGCGAGGCTGAGTTGAATGGAATGATGGAGTGGGATGTATGAAGGTAGTATGTGCTGCTTGCGGTCATCATGACCGTTGGGAAGGCTCAGAAGATGTTTGGCAAGTAACGGGGCAGGAGGGAACAGCCCCTAAGTTAATAACCGTATTCGGTTGTGAATGTGGACACCAGCAAGAGGCATGATACCATGTTGTTGTCTTTCCCCCGTGAGATTGGCCTACGCCGTGCTGCCTGTTCTTCACGACAGAACTTTGACGATTATGTTAACAAGGTCAACGGTAGAGCATCGTGTTACACATCATTATACTCCTTCCAAAGAGCAGAACCTTCCCGTCCTTGGAAAATGGATATAGCATCAGTAATTATGGACCGGGCTTGGTGGGACTTCGACATAGAGGAAGATGGTTCTTTGGATGATGTCAAGTTAGATGCGGCGGAACTTATCAAGCGGCTCGACGGAGATGTGAGAACAGTTTTCACTGGTCGTGGATTCCATGTTCATCAGATGTTTGAGAAGCCCGTGATGGGAACATCCATCGCCAAGCACATAGACCGTTACGAGCGTAAGATGGCTAAGGGCCTGAAGAGTCTTGATGGTGTGGGACACCCGCAGAAGTTGACTCGCATTCCCGACACCTACAATCCTACAAGGGGAAAGTGGGCTGTCAACATAGACACAGAAGAATTTGTCGCTAATCCTATTGCTTACAACATTCCCTCCAAGCCGGAGTCTCGGTTCAAAGACCTCGACCCCTTTCGTGGCTCCGATAAACCTAGTGATTTTAGCATAACTAAGTGGATTGCGGCCAACCCTCAAATCGACGTGACATTTGCGTCTGTCATGCACGAAAAGGTAGGGTCTGCGGGGCAGATTCCTATACCTCCGTGCATCGAACAGGCCATCGCCCATGAGAATCCAAAGCACGCGCCAAGATTGGCGTTGGCTTACCACCTTTACGAGAATCTCAGGTGGTTCGTTCCTCCCGCCTCCCTGACTTCACAGCAGAAGGATGAGATTACCACCGAGATGGTTGACTTCATCAGCACTCTCGGATGGAGGGACTTCAATCCCTCCGAATCAAGAATGCACGTCCGTTCAATTCTCGACCACGAAAACACTCCCACTTGCTCATGGCTGGCAGCCAAGATAGGTTGTCCCGGCTCATGCTGGCGAGATGATGGAACAAGGAGATGATATACATGATGACAATGTTAGAAATAAAACCCGAAGAAATAAACAAATGCCCGAATTGCAACTGCAAATTTCTTCTCGACAAAACGACCGAAAAATACTGCGATACCTGTAAAATGCACATAATAGTATTGCAAGACGAAGTGTATCAACACTACGGGTTTTGAAACGCTTTAAATATACGTCTATAGTAACAACTATTATGTTAATGGTTGACGACCGCGAAAACCCAAAAGTAGTAAACAAACTGCTCATGAGAATGGGTGCTGATACGGTAAAAGTATGTAGGATGGCGTCAGCAGACTACCGCATAGGAAAGTGGGGAATAGAAGCAAAGGAGATAAATGACTTGTATCGTTCTATATTGGGTATTGGCAGAACTCGCACGATAGTAGCGCAGTTGCGTGACTTGCAGGAGAGTTGTGAGAACCCTATGCTTCTCGTGTATGGGACTAAGTTGAAGCCGTGGGTTCAAGGAACTCGTAGGCCCAACGCCAAGCAACTCGCTATGGAGATGGCTCGCATGAAGAAGGTCATACACCAATTCAAAATCACATTCTACCAGCGATTCCCCAAGATAAAGTACATGGAGGTTCTAAGTATGGATGACTTCGTTGAATGGCTTGTCGTCAACCACACGCAGAACGGCATGGCCCTAAGCAACCACCACCCCGACATCATACACTCGGTTAAGAAGTTCGACATGGACCCAAGGATTGCAGCACTTTCCACCATACAGGGAGTAACGCCAGCCACCGCTGAGAAACTGCTTGAGAAGTTCGGTAGTCTACCCGCAATACTACGTTCACGCACCACGCAGAAATCCCTGATGGAAGTGCAGGGCGTAGGTAGGAAGAGAGCCAAGGACATCCTAGCCCTGCGCAATGCTTACGAGAATGTTGAGAACTGAGCCGAAGTTACCTTGCCGGGAACTGAGCCCCTTTCCATTCTCACATCTAAGTTATGTAAGACCACAGAACTCGTGTCTGCGTCATCGCTGCCTGTGCCGGGTTTTCTAACAATTGTTACTTCTACTCTTTGTTTAGGGGTTTTCAATCCTAACAAAGAGGTAAGTGGTATCAAACTAACTTCTTTCTTATCTGTGTTTGTGGATATACTCGTGGTGTGTGACACGCTTACTCCTGTTTCAACAATCGTTGCTGTTGTTTCTAACACAGCGGTATCAGCACTTGGACTCGCAATCCCGCAACTTACTTTAGCCGTTATACTTAAATTATCATTCACAACATCTTCAGGTGTGGTGAATTGCGTTTGAAGACTGACTATCTGACTTGTCAAGTTGCCAGCGAAACTGTCTCCGGTATATCTCTTACCTTTGCCACCAAACACATATCCTTCTGCCCCTAAGAAAGCAGAACCACCTGTAGCGTTGATAGATACATCCATACCCTCTATGCCTCTCATAGCAGTTTGTGTCTCTCCTGCCGGTTTCATGCCTAAGATAGAGAAATTGCTGTTTCCTAAATCGCGCATATCCATTCTGCCTCTTACGCTTCTACCATATGATGTGCTGCTCCATTGACCTATACCCACAGAATCGTTGTTTCCGAAACCCTGTTGATTGAAATCAACAGTTCCACCACCTACTAAAGTAGGTGTTGTGTCAGTGGATGGTGTGTTTGAGGGAGGTAATGGTGTGCCAGCGCCGCCGCCTGTATCATTAAGACCCATATTATCAAGATGGTCTGTGTTCATGGTCGGACCTTGATTATTGGGATTATACAACTGTGTTATCAAACCACCCATTCTTATAGATTCATCTCTTTCCAAATTCAATACGACTTTATCAGTCTCACCTGCTTTTATAGACCATCTTATTTGATTTATCACCATAGCAGTTGCGTTAAGACCCAAACCGGGGTCAGTCACAGTTACTATTGTAGCAGGGCTGTAAGCCATGTCATTGCATATATGGACACGCGGCGCATACCAAACCTCTCTTAAATCCATAGTACCCCCTTGGAAGACGTGTTTTCTCAACCCCAATGGGAAGATGCTGCTCGCGTTAACAGAACCACTACCGTTGTCAACGCTGCTGTCTAAGATGTAGTTTGCTGAACCATGTGCTGTCTGTGATGGGTCGCCGCATCTGTGCCTGAGAAGCGCACGACAGTATTCTGCATTGAAAGACACTACTATCTTACCGCCAGCAGAACTATCGTAGGTAGTAGGAACATCAATCTGATAGAAACCACTGTGTTTGACAGTAATACTGCTTATACTTCCTTGAAGACTATCATCTTTATCTCTATCATTATCAAAATTATAATTTCCTAAATTTATTACAAACTGAGCCTCATCAATGCTTGTGCCTGTTTGGTTAGCAAGGTCAACCCACATACGCATAGAATGACCAGCCGCATTAACCAAAGGCATATTATTACTAATATTAACTATCTGAACAACATACGATATAGAGTTAGCGCCATACCATGTGTAGTTTTCGTTATAAGCGATACTTGCGTCAGTATTATCAACCGCGCTGCCTCCATATCTTGCGTATATGTCTGTGGTGGTTGCTTGGTTGCCGTCAAGGGCGTTGACCATACCGGGGAATAGAACCCCACCGCTTCCAAGACGAGTCCAACTTGTTACCCATTTATACTCAGCAGTAGCGTCAGCATTCAAACCCTTCAAAGAGATATATGGGTCAGCGATGTAACCATATCTACCCCCATCAATCATCTTGTTCTCTGTTTGAGATGCAAATAATATAGGCTCTATAGTAAGTTGCATAGGACTTTCTTTACTTTTATTGTATTCTTGTTTTGCCAACAGTTGCGCTTCCTCGCTATTTGTTATAGATGGGTACTGTAATACCTTCCACCTTGTAGTATCTGTCAATCCGGGCTTGGGAAAATCAATGAATGACGCACCGCCATTATAGTAAACCCTCACATTAGAAATTTGTGCGGACATTTGAGAACTGAAATTTGCTACTTTCATAGTGGTTCTTCCAAAATTAAGATTAGAGTTAAATTTAGGTCTGAACTCCAACCTACCATCATGACCAATCAAGTATGAGAATGTTGTTTTGAGGGAATTAGTATCTCCGAAACCACTCTTACCTCTCATAACATTTAATATAGAGGCTAAAGTTTTTCCTCTTGTCTGTATCATAGAACCATAGGAATCGTTGGAAGATGTATCGTTGTAAGTAGTCATTATACTTGTAACAGGTACATTGTTGATATCATATATAGCGTTCAAGCGAGTAGGTGGCAGCCAACTATCTGTAATTGCAGCATTCCATAACGCTCTTATCTTATCACTTTCGTAGAAAGTTCCTGAGTTTGTTGACTTTACAAAACCATTGACGTGCATCATTAATCTCAACATATACGCAGAACCGAAACTTGCATGGACCTCAACTCTTTCCTGTGTTGCTGTTTTAGATTTCAAACCATAGATATCCCAAGTATCACCTTCTTCAGCGTTGAACCTTTCTCTTATAGCCGCTGGATAATTTTGGTTATCTGCCAACGCCAAGTTGATTTCTTCTGATTCTAACTGTGTCATATACACTTTTCCTAATTGTATAGGGACTGTGAACGTGCAGGTGTTGTCCCAACCACTTCCTGTTACAACCATAGTAGTCTCAAAGTTAGTATCATCAGCAGCCTCACCCATGTTCAAAACACTATGGTAACTTAAAGTTGAGCCTTTGGTTCTTTCTAAAACCATACCTTCCCTGACACCATCAGTATGAAGTGTCTCTCCGTTGCACACTATCTCCTGCGTTCCTGTTACTCCACCGTATGTAGCAG